TTATAAGAATATATCTAACAAAAGTTTAATTATTATTGCCAAACCTAAATAGATAAACCCGTATTTTATATCTTCTCGTATTGTTTTTGGAATATAATGAATTTCTTTTTTTAAATAAAATAAGATTTTTTCCACTTTTATTTTAATTTTATACTGCATGGAAATGCTCCTTTATCAAAATATTCGGTAAATATTAAGAACTATCAAGTCTAATATAACTGCCAAGATAAATCCCAGTACAGAATATAAAATTATTTTAATTTTTTTTGTAATTTCAGGTTTCATATACATTCCTCTTTTTATTTACAACTTAATCATTTTCTAATATTTTATATAGATGACCTCTTTTGTCTCTGTAAAAATATTTATTATGAATAGTTTGTTCTGAATCAGGATATATTCCGTCAATTGTAACCATTATATCGTTTTCTTTTAAATTTTTCGCCTTTTTATAATATTCATTATCTATTATTTTGATAATATTTAACAACTGATTCTTTCCTTTGGTTAGGTTTTTAGGTAAAAATAACTTTTCTCCAATGCTTAAAATTATGTCGTTTTTGTTGTTTTCTCCACCTTGAAGCCACGCTGCTCCTTCACTCATAATATCAACATTTGCGACTACTCCACTGTCAGGATATTCATATTCGTAATTATCAATGTATAAGCCGTTTTTATCAGAATTACTATATATGCTTTTATACTTTTTTTGTTGACGTATTTTAACAATTGCTCTTACGCATGCTTCTTTCTCTATAATATTATCGGTGTTATTGTGTGTATATACTAATGCATCGATCTTTTTTTGATCGTCAAAAGATAAATGAGAGTCTTCTTTCAATCTGATTCCGGAAAGATTTTTATTACTTTTTGTTTCTGTGATTTTATTTGACATAAGAGAAAATGTAGTATTAGGAATTCCTTTAACTACAAGATTTTCAGGAGTCGTTCTGTTTTCTCTGTACGTTAAATCAGAAATTTGAAGTTCGGTTTTATTGTTTGGTATATTTATATTGTTTTCTTCTGATTTTTCGTTTTTTTCTTTGTACGCTTTATAAGCACTCTTTGTTTTCACTCCAAAAATTCCGTCTTCTTTTAGTTTTTCGCCATTGAAATCGGTGTAACCTGTTTTGTTAAATTCCTTTTGCATTTTGTAAGTAAGCATAGCCTGTTCTTCTTTATTCATTTTATCAAAATTATTTTCAAAATTAGAAATAGAAAAATCAGTTTTAGGGCCAAAGACTTCGTCAATTCTTTTTCTCGCTATATTATATGGCTGATTAACATCATAATAGTCATCGGGAGTTTTATTTTCGAGCCTGATGTGTTTTTGAAGCTCATTTCGGTCTACTTTGTTTAAATTATATGCTCCCGTTATATCCATCAGCCTTTCTCTTTCTTTTTTTTCTTTGGGAATACTGATATTCTGCGAAGCAGGTTTAACATCCTTTTGAGGATTTATCAGAGTATCTGAAACTCCATTTTTCTTCAGATTATCCCGATACTGATTAGCCGAAATAAATCCACCTGATTTTGCTTTGTAAGCAGACTGAATATTCTTCCACTGCGTTTCGTTAAGAGTTTTTAAGGCATTGTTCATTGTTGTATGAGTTCTGTTATTTTGTCTATCATTTACCTTAATATTAACATTTTGTTGTGACTTTGTAAAGTCATTTCCTTTTTTTAATAAATCGGTATAATTAGTCGCCATTATATTTAACCTCCGTTTTATCCATTAATCTTTCAAACATTGTTCTTATATAATCTTTATTTATGGGTTCTTTTCCCGACAGTGCATTTTCCCAGTAGCTTACATTTGCCTTATCGGTTATTCCCATTCTTACGAGCTTTTCAACCGTATCATCAGAAGAATATAAATTTTTGCCGATTTTATTATAGAATTCTTCTCTCCATTTCATATTCCCCTCATTTGTTCCGCACCAGTATGCAGGGCATCTTTTTCCGTTAACGTCAAAATGGCGGATAACATATTCCTTTTTAATGTTGTATTTATCCATAAGCATTTTAACAAGCTCAAGTGTGTTTAAAATTGTTGCTTCCGACGGATAGACAACGCCGTTTTTATAATCGTCACAAAGCTCAATACTTATGCTGTTTGAATTGGTGCAGCTTCCGTAGTAATATCCCCCGCCTGTTACTGCACAGTCGCTGTATTTTCCACCGCCTACTGCCCAGGCTGAAAAATTATCGGGCACAGCCTGAGTCACCGAATCACTGTCCACAAAATAATGCGCCGAAGCTTTAACAACGTTATTTTTAAAATATAAGCCATTGTTTTCATCTGTATCGCCGTCATTGGATGTATAATGAATTACTATGTATTTAATATCTGAAAGAGGTCTTTGAGAACCGTAGTTATTTTTATTTGCCGGATTAGTTTTAATATTCAGCATATTCAGTTACTCCTCTCTCAACATAACCTTTACAATTAGCGTTTGTTTCAATAAGATTTTTCATTTCAATTAAAGCTAAATCCACAAGCTTTGAAAACGCCTCAAAGGTAACTATTTTTGATATTATAGGAAAAGTGTTTATAAAACCGTTATAAACCTGTCTTAATTTAATTTTACCTGTTTTAGAGCCTAATTCCTTTTCAGCTTCAATAACTGCATAGAGTAACCATTCTTTTATATTTTTTCTTTGATTAATTACAAAGAAAACAATCCCTGCTGTAAACAATAGGATAATTAAAATATTTATAATTAAATCAGTCATTTTTATCTACCTTCCTTTTCTTAATTGTGGCAAGCTGCCAAAGCTCAACAGTAGTGAAAGCGAACCAGGAGCCGATTAAGGTAATCGGCTCTCCTCCTGTTCTTAAGAATACAAATAAAACGGCGCCTGTGAAAACTGCATTTGCAATTATCACAAATGAAACTATAAGCTTTGAAAATATCCCCTTTTTCATTTTAAAATCACCGCCAGTATGTATCCTGCAATTCCGCCTGCCAGCGAGGTAATTAAACCTCCCACAAACTTCTCCCATCTTCTTATAGGTGTTTCCTTTAAAGCTTCAACCTCTCCCTCAAGCTTATCAAATCTTTCAAAGTCCTTTAAATGCTGACAGGGCGGTAATGCAGGCTTGTCCTCAATTTTTTCAAGTCTTTTCGCCATATTGTCAATACTATTCTGCTGTTTGTTAATGGCAATAGTGAGCTGATTTATACTTTCTACAAGCTCTTTTATTTCATCTATTCTTTTATGTGCTGATTTTGCCGAGCTTTCAATTTCTCCTAATTTAAGCATAATTTCGTTTTCATTCAACTTCTTCACCCTCCGCTATTACAGTGGTGTTTTTTAAAGTAATGGCAGTTTCAATTTCTGCTAAGTCCTCCTCTGAAAGCACTCCCTTTTCAAGCCAGCCTGCAGCATTTAAAATAATCTTGTAATCTGCCATATCTCCCACTGCTTTTAAAAATCCCTTTTTTATAAAATCTCTTAAATTAAACATTATATATTACCTCCTAATGAATTAATTGCCTGCTGTAGTTCAGCAAAAGCCTTATTTATATCTTTATTGTATTTACAGTTTATTGTTACATTTTTATTGTCAGTAATAAAACTTGTTGCAGGATAAAGAGATGCAATTCCCTTTACTTTCCCATCTGCCTCCACATTAAAAGAAATAGGTTCAACATATTTTTCATATTCCGATTCATTTTCCCCTATCTCAATTTGAGGATACATTGTTCCTGATACCTCTCCGTTATTATTTCTTTTAACCGAAATTCTCCATTTTACTGTTTCTGGGTAATCAGAAAGATTAATAATTTTTACAAAGTCATTATAAGCATTCGACACTTGAAATTGACTAATCAGAGCATCAGAGTTATCATATAACCCCAATACTGCCGCAATATTTGTATGATTTTTCCCTGCTGAAAAAGTTATATAACCATTTTTCATAAGAGGAACACCCTCATATAATATAAAATCACTGTAAGCTGTCGCATTTCCGCTGACAGTTATTGTACCGTCTCCGTTATCGGTATATGTAACCCCGTTTGATTCTTTAGTTGTGTTTATATAAGGATACGGAATAATATTTTTCCCAAATCTTGTTACGGTAACATTTGAAAAATCTGTTATGGTGTCGCTTGTAAGAGAAATATCAAGCTCATGTTCTATTGGTGACATATCTGTAAGAGTTATTGATGAACCGCTCTTTTCTTCTTTAAGACTGTTAGAGAAATTTTCATTAAGCTCATTCTTATAAGGTAATTCTGCAAGCTTTTCTTTTTCCTCGGTTGTATAGCCGGTTGCTATTTTATTATCTATAGAGTCCTTAAGCTCATTTATAGCACCTGAAACTGTTTTGCTTTCCGTATTAAAAGAATTATCAGCTTTATCCTGCTTACTATTAAGCATCCTGTCAAAATCAGAATTTTGAGGAAGAGCATTAAGCTTAGTCTTTTCCGCATCTGTGTAATCATTTGACGATAAACCCTTGCCGTCTTCCTTGTCCACCTTTTTACTGAGCTTAAAATCCGCTGTCTCCCTGTCATATACAGAAGCTGCATCTGCTTTTAAATTCATATCTTCATCCCAATCGCTTCTGTTTGGCAAATTTAAAAGCTTATTCTTTTCCGCATCTGTATAGTCATTTGAGGACAATTCCTTCCCATCTTCCTTATCGACCTTTTTACTTAGCTTAAAATCCGCAGTCTCCCTGTCATATACAGAAGCTGCATCTGCTTTTAAATTCATATTTTCATCCCACTCACTTCTGCTTGGCAAATTTAAAAGCTTATTCTTTTCCGCATCTGTGTAATCATTTGACGATAAATCCTTCCCCTCTGTTTTATCAACCTTAGTGCTGTTTATAACATTTTGTGAATCACTGAAATTATAGAATATATCCTTATCAAGCTTTTTATTTTTCAGCTCATCTATATTGGATAAGTCGGCCTTATTTTCCATAATATACTCTATTGTATCCTGATACTCATTTTGAAGATACTGGGTTGCACAAACACTTGGATTAAACACGATATAAAATATATTTGTTTTAAATATTTCATTATTTTTCTTAAAAATAAGCTGAAGATAAAGCTTTAAATCTTGTGTAAGCTCATAAGGCAGCTTATAACTGAATTTATATTCATCTTCTGCACTTACAACAGTCTGTGTTTTTTCGTTGTCTCCCTTTACTATATCAAGATACTTATAGTAATCTGAATATTTTTCCGGAATGGTGAAATTAAGAAGTGTAACATTATTTTCAGAAGAAATTCCCGCATTTTTATTACTTAAAAAAACCTCTCTGTTTTCTCCCACATTTACGTCTATAATATACATTTAAATTCCCTCCTTTACAGATACCCCTGAATCCCCAGATAAATTGCGGCATCGTTTACCACCTGATCTGTAAGTCCAAATTTTTTCTTCCAGGCCATAAGAATGGCATACGCCTTAAGATCATCCACCTTAAGATATTCATTTCCTTTTTCATCATAAAGCATAGTCCCTGCCTGAAGTCTTACACTTTCTGCAATATCCTTGGCAGACATTTTAGAGTTGCTTTGAGTTTTTGATGAAGTGCTTTTTACTTTCTGGGTTTCTGAATTTGTTTTATTTATTTTTGCATCGGTAAGAGTCTGTTCCTTTTTAAGCCCTTCTGTTTTTAATTTATAAATTTCAGGCTCATATTTCATTTCAAGACTGTGTTTTTCGCTTTCTCTTTTGTTTGCTTCATTATCAAGCATAATATCATTTTCCGTTTTTTTGATTTTAATGTCGTTAAGCCTTTTTTCTTCATTAAGCTTACCATAATCAAGCTGATAGTCCGAATTATATTTTGCCGTTTCGAAATTAAATTTATCAACTCTTTCCGTCTCTTTTAAAACGTCCTGAAGCTCCTTATAATCATATTCACCTGAAGCATTTATTTTAGCTGTTTGGGCTTCATCATAGGCGGCTCTTATTTTATCATTCAGCTCGTTTATTTTATTTTTTTCCTCAGTGTTGATATCGGTTAATGCTTTAAGATATTCATTCTGATTATTCATTCTTTCAGAAAGAGCATAGCCGGATGCGGTATGATTTCCGCTGTTTGCAATATGCTCCTCCATATTTTTTTTAATTTTGTTATTTGAAACAGTCAGATTATTTCTTAGATTTTTATATATTTCCGGCACTTTTTTCAGTTCAGCCTTTATACTGTTCACCTTTTTGGTTAAAGCACTGTTTATAACAGCGTTGCTTTTAGATCTCATTGAATTATAGGTGTTGCTAATAGTTGATTTATTATTTGAAGGCGTAACAGAAACACCTTCCTGTTTATTGTTTTTATCAAGTTCAGGATAACTGTTCATTTAATTTCCTCCTTTAAAAAATTTTTGTTTTGAAAAGATAGCCCTCTACCAATGCGTACAGATAATTTTCATATACAAAACCATCTATGTCATCTCTCAGTGAATATAAATCTGCACACTTCGGAAGCAATGTTTCTTTGTCGCATATAGGCAGCGTTACACTTTTTGTAAGTATATTGCCGTAACTGTCACAGCTTTTAATATTGTCATATACAGTAAGTATTTCTTCCGTTTCGGTATTTTTAAATATTTTATTCCCTAAAAACAAATCACCATTAAACAGGAACATATCCTTCGCATACAAATTGGCAGAACAACTGTAATATACCTGTGGTTTTATACTGCCTGAAAGCTCTTCAAGCGGTATTTTATAGTAATAATTATCATAACTTCCGTTTAAGGATTTTCCTGCTCCTATGAAAAAATATGTTTCATTTACTTCAATATCATAAAAATTCATTGACCCAAAGAAAACATTAAAAAGCTTAACATCTGCAACCTCAGTTATGTCTCCATATTGTTTGTCATATTTGAATACGTTTATATGAATATAATCATCATCATCTTTGCTGTAGGTTGAATAATAAACAGTATTTTCATCATAAACAGCAAGTTTGTATTTATTCGGCAAAATCTTATCTCCGAATTTTTCAAACTCTCCGCTTATAAGGTCAAGGCTGTAAATGAGACTGTCTTTAACAATATATCTTTTGGAGCTGTAATTTTTCCCGTATATACTGCCAAGCTTTTCCTTGCACACAAGCTCCTTTAATACTCCGCAAAAGCCTATGCTTCTTAAAGGAAGATATTCTGAACTTTTAATACCGTTTATATTGACAGTTTCTTCAGCAAAGGGACATTTTGCATCATCCTTGAATTTTTCTGTTGAAATCTCCTTATCCCTGATTTTTGAATTTGTAACTGCGCCGTCCTTTAATTTTTCTTCGGTAACTGATGAATCGGGAATTATTGCCTCAGCAGTATCGTTTATCTGCCTTTTTATATCCCTTATCTGTTCAAACACATTATCTCCGTTCACTCCCTCAATTTCAGGGCTCATAATACTCTCACTTCCGCTTGACCCCTCATTCTTAGAATTTAAGGTATCAATTACCGAGTTTATGTAATCACGTGTCTGATTGTGCTGTCTTTGCAGAATTTCTCTCGGATTTTCAGGAGTGTCTTCATAAAAACTGCTGTCTGAAAATCCCTCTTCCGGATCAAATTTGAATTTTTTATATGCCATTTATTTTTGCACCTCTTTCTATGTGATAATTTATAAGTATATCTGAAATCGCCATCTGCGAATTCGCCTCACAGTTTTCAAATATAACTGTGAAAAAATTGCATTTTCTTCTTTGCACTTTTCTTCTTAGAAAAACTGAAAACAAATTGGAATAAAAGGTAAAATCTGAAAATGAAAAATTAATAAAATTGAATTTTCCCAGTCTGTATTCATATTTCTTTTTAAATTCTCCGTTTTCATCTCTGAAGGACAACTTAAAATAAGAATTATTATGAGTAACAAGATAAAATGAAATACTGTTTATATATTTGAAATAACCCGGAAGTCCGAAATCCATTACCTTTGTACTGATATAAGCATTTATAGGAATGTTTTTATCAAAGTCATAAAGCACCTTTGAAAAATACGTAACATTATTTTTAAATACAATGTAAACCTCCTTATTAACATAAAAACAATTTGAGCCATTTATGTTATCAAAGATAAACCAGCTCATTTTATACGGTGAAAGCCCTATGGAAAAATTTTTTTTCATATTAAGCACATATGTGTATTTTCCCGTCAGAAGATAATATCTTCCACGATTTACAAAGCCCAACGTACTTTTTATATTTTCCTGGTTAAGAAGCGCCTTCTCAGAAACCGTACCATTGATGTTTTCCGATATGCACTTTATGTTTTTTTCATCTTTAATGCCTGTAGAGGATAAGGTCATAACTCCGTGAATACTGTTAATCCAGGTAAGCTGGTTGTCAATGCTCACAAGACTTTTCGGGCAATCACATCCAATACGGTCGCTTATTAAAGAAACAGTGAAATTAACCTTGCTGTCCTGATATGTATAGCAGGACAGATAAGCACTCTTTTCCTTGAATATTACAAGGTAACTGTATTGTTTTCCCATACAGCTTATTGGATCTAATGTATCTCCTAAAATCTCAAACTGATTAACTGGAAAATATTCGGGATTTTTAAGCCCTGAATAGTAAAATGTGTTGGCATAATCCTTGTTTCCGCTCAAAAACACTCTTGTTCCTTCATATATTCCGGCAGAAGAACCTCCAAACACCTCATAAATATTGCAATTTGTTATTTTCGCTCTGTCTTGTGTCTCTTTGGTATAAGCAGTTATTTCCAAAAGATTATGACCCTCAGCCAGCCTTTCACTGAAGTTCACGGTTCCGTTTTCATAATCCACCTCATATTTTTTCCCCGACATAACCGCATTTCCCCATTTTACTGTAATTTTTTTGTTACTGTCCAAAGGTGCATAAGGAATATTCACCACTTCTGTGTTCGAGGTGTTATAGGTAACCTTAAATCCACCCGTAAGAAAATTAAACTCCTCATTTTTATCTCCTGTTCCGTCTGCTTCGCAGTTCACAATAACTGTTGGAATATAGCCCTCCACAGTTTCACAGGATAAGCTTCCATCCTTATAGCTGATTTTATAAAAATCTCCGCTTCCGATATAATATACATATCCGTTATAAGAAAAAAAGACTCCTTCCTTTGTGGAGAGTCTTATCATCAGGACTGTTATTTCATTTGTATCGGTACTGTACGCCTTAATTTTGTCATCGGTGTGATAGATAATATAATTGTAAAATGCTCCTTCATAACAGGAAATTATATCTTTCTCCTCCGAAAATAAAATCTGTTGACCCTCTCTTTTTCTCAGCACACTGCCATCAAAAATCATATTCAGCATATCAGGCGACCTGTTTTCGTCAATCTGTGTTTCTTTAAGGTCAATAGCTATACCGCCGTCAAGATAAGGGAGTGCATAATTTTTTTCGTTATAATTAAGCTTTGGATACATCAAATCACTCCATTCCTGCAAGTATGCCGTTTAAATCCATTTGTTCTTCTTTAAATCTCAAATGCTCAATCGCATTCTGATATTCATATATCAGCAGTGAATATTTATCCGTATCCTTATCGTGAGCTGAAAGCATAGCCCCAACATAATAAGGGATAATATTTTTAAGAGCGTAATCGGGCAATGGTATATCCTCATCAACACCGTATAAATCTATATCCGGAATAACCTCATTTTGCAAATCAGCATATTTTCTTATAGCCTGTCTGATTAAAATTTCTGCTTTTTTACGGTGATGATTTTTGTATTCACTGTCTATATACCCTGTATCATCATCTGTTTTTTCACAAAGATACAAAGAAAGCTCATAAATGTCGTTTATTGTCATTTTATTCCTCCTTTACGTATATACTTTCAGCATCCGGGGGAAAATCCCCGGACGTCTGAAAGCCTTTACAATTACAGTTCAAATGCAAACAGTGAAATATTTTCGGGAGCTGTGCCTGAAATTTCTATCACTATATATCCTGCATTTTCCCCGGATACGTTTTTGTATCTTCCTGTATTTTTAAGATTGATAAGGGTTTCGCCCTCAGCTGCTGAAACTATCATATCACCGACACTCAAAACGCTGTTTCCGCCTTTTATTTTTATAGTTGCATCTGAAGCAGATGTATTTTTTATAAGAAGACCAAAGCCTTCTTCATGGTCGGGAGTTTTGATTTTTACAGTTGCTTCTCCGGTTTCATATTCAACCACGGCACTGTCAGCCTCATATAATGAAAATGTATTGATATTCATAATTTACCGCCTTTCTCTTATTCAATTCCCTTGCTGAATTTAATCACAGCAATTTCTTTCGGTCTTATAACCTCTCCGCCGTAAACCACAAGGCCTTTCATTGCTTCTGCAAATAAGTGTGATGGTTTTACTCTGTCAATTTCCTTTAAGGTAAGAGCAAAAGCATAAGCGGTTGTAGTTCTTGCGATACAGTAATCATATGTACCGTCATTGTAAAGGTTGTTGGTCATATACACGTCAAAATCAAGAAGCTTTCCGCAAAAGCCCTTTCTTAGCAGCTCAGAATTGTTAGTATCCTTTGATACAAGCATCTTCTGAATTTTTTCAAGCATAAGAGGAGAAACCTCAAGCACTCTTTTTTCAGTTGGTGCATCCGCCTGATTAAGTCTTGTCTGTGCACTTAAAATATGGTCAAAAATATTTTCACTTGTAGCATTTGAAGCATCGATAATACTGTCATTTGACTTTTTCATAGTATCAAAAATTGACTTATAGATAAATTTGTCAGTATCAACAGCAATACTTCTTCCAGCTTCCTCTAAAAGTGCATTTTCATATTCCACATCAGTTTTTATTATATCTGTTTTGTCTATTTTCTTTGCGAAATACTTCTGTTTTGTAAGTCTTACGCTTACTGATGCATCATCAATATTGTCAAAGTTGATATTGTTTCCTGTGTAATCCTGCAAATCAACCTGACCTAAGGTCATAACCTTAATTGTGTCTCCTTTGTTTTTTAATTCCTCAGTATATCCCAAATATGAGTTGTGTGCAGCAACGGCATTGCCCTTACGTGCTATTTCTATTTTTCTGGAATATATCATTCCTTTTCCTGACTGAATTCCGTTTGGCATTATTTTCTCTCTCCTTTTTTATACTGTTTTAATATTTTTTCAAAATTTCTGTTAAATTCCTTATCAGACATCTTTCTAATAATATCGTCTGTGTATTCCTCTTCTTTGTCAGGAATACCAGACACACTTCCTGAAGATGCCATAAGATTTTCTTCATTGGCAGCCTTAGCTGCTTTTTCTGCCATTAGCTTTTTAAGTGTGAACTCGTTATAAATATCCTTAAGAGGTCTTTTTGTTTCCTCCCAGTTTTTTAATATTTCAGGGTCCAGCACTCTTTCGTCTATTTCAGGATAAGCCTTTTTAAGCTCGTTTATTTCCTCCTGACGTTTTTTATATGGCTCAAGCTCCTTTTTTTCCTTTTCTAAAAGCTCGATTCTCTTTTCCATATCCATAATGCTTTTAGCCTGGTCTAAAGGAACATTGTTTTTAAGGGAATATTCTGCAATATTCACCTTTTCGTGTTCACTGTAAATACTGTCAAGCACCTCATCTGCAGGAAGCTTAAGGGTTTTTGCAACCTCCTCAATTTTCTGCTGATACTTATGAGCCTCGCTGTATTTTCCCATAAGCTCATTGTATTTTTCAAAAAGCTTATCATAGTTCATACCCTTCTGTGCCAGATTTACTGCACTTTTTTCATCAAGGGCAACGGGTTCGCCATTATAAACTATTTTTAAAAATTCGTTTTCCTTATTCATTTTTACCTCCGTTTAATTCTGTTAAATTTTTTTGTCTGTTTTCCTCAATCAACTTTTCTTTTGATGGTAAATACCCATCGGGCATTCGCTCCAGATATTGCAAAAAGCTTATTTTTTCCGACTTAAGAAGCTTATCCAAGGTTTCTACTGCAGTAATTTCGCTTAGCTGTGATGATGGGCCCACATCAACGTTTAAGTTAATCACCTGCTCCTTAAGGCGTGAAAAATCAATCTCTGCCACAACCTTCTCATTGTCATTGGTATACGAAATGAGACGTCCGTTTTTATAATAGGAAGAAATAAAATCAAGCATTATTCTTCCCATATCCTCAATCATCTGATAGAATCTTATCCTGATACCGTCAAGAGGTATGCTGCCAGCCTCCTGAACTGCAATAAATGCACTGGTATTATTGGGATTTGAAACATTCCCTAAAACAGCGTCGTTAACTCCCATCATTTCCTTGGTGTGAGAAATGGTAAGATCAATAAGACGAAAGAGGTCGGAGGATACTGTCGGCGGCTCTAAGTATTTTACAGCCCCGTCAATATTTCCGTTAACGGCTATAACTCCGCCTATGGTGTTAGACGGTTTCTTAACCCTTGAATTATCATAGATAATTTTCGGGAAAGAAAAGAGCATTGAATTAAGCATTGCCTGTGCAAAGGCTTTATTTATAAATAACTGGTTTGGTTTTAATCCAAAAACCTCGCTTATACCGTGAGCGCAGTTTTTTCTTTCCTCCCAGTTCATTAAGGCTATAGGATACAAAGTTAGCTTTGTATCGGTTTTATCTTTGATAATAGCATTTCTTGTTACCTTATAGGAAAATACTCTGCCCTTATCGTCTTTATAAAATTTCAGAAGACAAGTTGTTTTTCCCTCGCCCTGCATTTCAATTTTTGCCATATCGCCGGACTGATACCAGCTGTTATCGTCAGAAGTAATCATATCAATCTCTTCTTTAGGTCTGCCATTTTGTTTTGCCTCGTTTATGAGATTTTTAGTAAGCTCTCTAAAGGATAAAATTATATACGGCTGCTTCTGCACATCGCTTACATTAGGATTTCCCGGGAAATAATTTACGTTATCCACTGTTTCGCAGTTGATATCGCCCTCAAACTTCTGACCTGTTTTTATACTGTTATCCCAGTAAAAATACATCAGATAATCACCGGACAGGGCGGCATCCTTAAGTCCGCTGTAATTTTTAGAATCTATTTTCAGCCTTTCCCAGATTGATGCAATCAGCTTTGTTAATGAAAGGCTGATACCGTCATATAATTCATCATCTTTTTTCAGGCTGTCCGACGTTACGATAACAGAAGTCGGATTAGCTTTAAGTGCCGCAATTTTATACTGAATAACCCTCTTTATAATGTTAAAAACAGGCTTGGGCATATTTTTAACGTCAAGACCTGCCCACTGGTCCCCTGAAAAAAGCCTTTCCGCTTCATCAACGTTTTTAAAAAGACTTATAGTGTTTTTAAATGCAAGACCTTTTTCATACTGCTCAAAAATTTCATTAACAATATCACTGGTCGCCATTTGCGTCACCTGCCATATCAAAGCTGTAATTCATTATTTTTGAGTATTCATCAATAAATTCATTTTCTTTTTCCTTTATTTCCTTGGGCTTTTTAAATGGTATGTTGTTTTTAACGTAAAAGCTGTCACATAAGCCTTGTCTGTATGCAAAAAACACTATAAAGCTCACCGAAAGAAATAAAATATTTGTTATAATTTCCATTTTAGTCATAAAAGCTTTCCACAACGTTATCGTAAGTAAAAAGCTCGTCCTCCTTTTCTTCGTTTTTAAAAAGTGATTCGAAAGGAACTTCGTCTGATATATCAAAGGGCTCGGGGGGTGAAATTATACTCACCAAAAAATATCTTAGCGCATCGGGTGCATGAGTAATGTCGTGAGGAAATCTTGCAGTATCAGAAGGATTTAAAGAATCTCTTTTAAGCTTTTGTAAGGAATTAATAAGATTTTCACAGCTTCTTGCAATTTTAAGTCTGGATGTGCTATAGCCATTTTCGTTTACAGGCTTCAAATACTCTTTAACGCAAAGCCAGCCGTTCACTCTGCCCTTACCTGCCTGAACAAGAGGAATACCAAAAGAAAGAAAAATATCAGCAATACTTCTTCCGCTTTCTCTCTGTCTGTTCCACATATCAAAAGGAGCGTACACACATTTGATGTTTTCATTTTTTATGTATTTTGCTATTGCTTCCGCCGCTTCTGATACCAGCATATTTGCTTTGTAGATTTCTCTGTAAACATAAACGTTTAAGTATCTGTCCACTCTGTAAAAGTAGCAGGCAAACATATCAAGACCATAGTCAAAGGATGCGTAAAAATCATATTCACCGTCAAAATCACAGGGGAAGTCATCGCAAGTGTGAAGTCCGTGAGAAAATTCAGAAAAATATGTGCCCGACGCCAGCCCCCATTCTCCCTCGCCTGTAATGCGGTAAGCATTGTAGTCATTCTTTTTAAGCTCTTCAAACATTTTTATGTCCTGAGGGGATAAAAATTCATTGTGATAATAATTCCTTGTGATAGCTAAAATATTTTCATCCTTCTTATCAAAGAACCTTTTTTTTATTCTGGTTTCTGTCCAGGGGTTAAGAGTAAGAGTAATCTGCGGAAAAAGAGCTTCATCAGTTATTCCTCTTATGCTGAAATCAAGCTTATTAAAGTCATCCTCACTTTCAACCTGATATGCTTCTTCTATCCATACCCAGCAAAGAAAGCCTGTGCTGACTGTTATTGATGTGATTGAATCAGGATTGTCAAAGCCTCTGAAGAGAATTTTCTGGCCTGTTTCTTTTACTGTAATTTCAAGTGGAGAAATCTTAAAATCAAAAAGATGACTTACCTTAAGTCTTTCCGCCGCTTTTTTAAGCTCTGCGAACTGACTGTCTCTTAAGCTGTTGTAATACTGTCTTACGCATAAAAGATTTGCATTTTTATACTTTAAAAGATGATAGATAAACCATAGCGCAGCTGTTGTAGATTTTTTACTTCCTCTGCCGCCCTTGACGACTCTGTATCGTCCTTTAAAATCCCAGAATTCCTTATAATTTTTTCCCACTGTTTTTTTTAAATCCACGACTATCTTTTCAATCCTCAACATCTCCTTTAATAATTACTGTTGGAGCAGCTATATCAGGCTTATTCTTTGAAACCGTGATACTTAAGATTTCCTTTATAGCGCTTATTTTAACTTTTGGGTCCTCAGCTTCTTTTGTTATTTCAGCCAAGGTTTCAAGCGCTTTTTTTGTGTAATCCTCATAGCTTCGTGATTTCGCCAT